GATGATTTGGGATCGCAATCTGGCATGGTAGTGTTGACACCTAGTTCTGATTCAACTTATAGATTTGAGATTCCACATTATGCTCGATTACCGTATTTGATAGCTTCAGATAGAATAACTCAAGAAGATCAGGATTTGCATGATCAATGTTGCATAGAGATTTATGCGTATTCGTCAATTGCAAATTCTCAGACTTTCTTCTTTTCATGGGAAGGAGGGGACGATTTTGCTATGTTATATCCTTTATTTAACCAAGAAAGGTCTTTTATTCATAGTTTAATAGTTCCTAGGATGACATCTAATGTGTTACCAGCGCCATTTGTAGCAACAGCTAGTGTTGATACCGCAAATGCATTTAAAGCGTTTGATAGAGTTGCATCAACTGTTTGGAATAGTTCAGTAACTCCAGGTAATTTAGAAGTTAATTTTGGTAGATTTTATATGCTATATTCAATAGTTTATGTTGTTCCGACTTTTGTATTAGGTGAAATGAGATGTGATTTCCGATATAAAGATTTTGATGGGAACTGGATCACTTTTTTGAATTCAACTATATCTAGTAATACAACGAGATTTACTTTACTTAATCCCGTTGAAACTATGGCAATTCAAGTTCAGCAACAAGTTGTAATGGGTAATCCTAATTTTTCCGTGATTACTTTTAATGGTGGAGGACATTCGGTAGATAATTTTAGTGAATTACAAGGGTTGGAGAGTATGTCATCTTTAGTCAATATGTGGACACAGATTGACAAATTAGGTGCCATGTTAGGAGTTAGTTCTATACCATTAGTAAACATCTTAGAGATTATATTGGTACATTTTCTGGGTATTTGTAATTCTATCGCATTGCTCATTGAAACTAAAGGATCTGTAGTTGCTTGTATTACTAATATTAGTGCGGCTATATGTTTTATAGCATCAAAACTTAAAGTTAGTATGCCATCAAGGAGTACTGGTTTCTTTTCTAAATTCTTTTCATTTAATCAGAGTGGTTGGATGTCTGATTGTGCAGCATTACTGGGTAAGGCTGTTACTATGATAACATCTTTCTTTAACTTTAAACTAGGACCGGATTATTATGATTATGTCGCTTCAGTTAATAGGGATTGTGGTCAGGAATATAGTATTCTTAATTCCTTTATTTGTTTTATTAAATACTTTATTTTTGGGAAAGGTATTGTAGCTTCTTGGAAAAATGAGAGGTTGAGTAAAATGACCAAGATGATTAAGGAATTTAAATATGCTGACTCTTGTGGGAATTTTGAAATGAATGTTATTAGATCTCATGGTACGGAAGTAATTAATGAATTTGCAACAAAAGCTAGATCTTACCTTGATGATAATTCAAATTTAAGAATAAATGCTGTTTATTTACGTGATTTGGAGTATATTATAAGGAAAAGTGATACAATACATGCTAAAACAATATCGTCCAAAACTCAACCTGAACCTATTGGAATATTTTT